CTTCTTCATAGGTTGACCAACCATTGTCTTCCATGTGGGCGCGTAACCATTCGGTGCCCGTTAATTTCTTAGCCATTATTTACTCCCTTGTGTTTTTCTTAGAGACTTAATCTTTTGGTTTCAAAACCACTTGCTATTTTTGCTGAGATGTCAAAACAATCTCTGATGATTGCCAACTTATCTGGCGACCAAGAAATAGATTCCGACAAAATGTCTTGTTGGACTCTGTAAATCTCGGTTACGATGCTTTGACGTATTTGGTATTCATCTGCTTTTTTCTTAAACATTCTCTAGCCACTCCTTTGTGCCATCTTCTTTAATTAAGAACTTTGAGTCCTTTGGGGTTATTACTGGTATTTCTTCGGGCTTGAATCCGCGCTTGACAAGGTATCCGTCCAGATACGCTTGCTCTCGGTAACTTTCAATCCAGCCGTGGCAACCTGATGTTCCCGTGCCACACAAAAGCAATAAATTCTGGGGCTGGTTGATTTCTTTCTTGCGACTCCCACCCATTCCCCGTGGAGTTCGGTGATGAACGCTCATAGGCTCTTGAACTGACCCACAACGCTCGCACGCAAAGAACGCTCGTGTTAGCACCTGTAATCTGGTGTAGGAATCTACTCCCTCGGACTTAGACACTCTTTTCCTCGCTTATCTGTTGTAGGGCTTGACGCATTTTTAGGTAAATTTCGGTTGGCGGTACAGATTCACGGTTGCCCAACTGTAGAACGCTGTTTCTAGCGTGTAAATCGGCTCTGTAAGCCCTCCAAGGGTCGTTTATGTGGACGGGCATTAACGGCTTGTCAGAACGGCTGTAATGGCGTCCTACGGCTTCTAAAGCGAACTCATAAGTTACCTCTGGAATCAAGGCTAATTGCCACGCCATAATTCTCGGCTCGTCAACTGTCACCCAATCATCCAGTGACTTGGCAACTGTAAGAATCTTGGCTATTTCACTCTTCTTCACTGGTCAACTCCAATACTTCATAGGCGCTCTGTTCATTTTCTTCGGCTTCAAACTGCTGAATCAAATCTAACCCTTGGTTTATGTTTGTCAACCGCTTTGATTTATTTCCTGTACGGGTTCCACTTGCCTTTATCCAAGCGTAAGACGCATCTAACCTTGAGTGACCGTCTTCAGCGCATTTTTGTGCCGAACGCAAAATTATTTCTGGGTCAGCGCCATCAGCCAATAATTTTTTGGCTTCCCGTGCAATGATTCCCATTTGAGTTTTAAGTGGTTCTTCTTGGTGCAATTCGCGCCATGTGTCTATGTATCTGGCGAGAACAGTTTGGGCAGTTACAACCGCAGGTTGTAATATCTTTTCTTCTTGGTCTTTAATATTAGTATTTCTTATAGTGCCTGACTCACCGACAGTCGGTTTACCGATGGCTGGTTCACCGATGACTGGAAATCCGCTGTCGGTTGAAATTGGCTCGTCATAGACATACCAATCTGTCACCCAATGACCACTTTCTTCTTGTCGCTTTTCTCGCACTAGGTAGCCAAATGCTTCTAATTCTTTTAGGGCAACTCGGATAGCATCACGACCCTCAGTAGCGTCACGAGACAAGGATTCCGCGCTTGTCCTCCAGTCGTCTACATGAGACAGGATTGAAGACAAGATACCTCTTGCCCTGTATGACAAACGCTTGTCGCGTAATACTTCATTTCTGAGGGTCGTGAAGTTTTGATTCGGGCGTTTTGCCCTGATGATAGCCATGGTTTTATCCTTCGAGTTCGGTAAATCGCTTTGTGTACACAACACGAAGCGATTTCTTTTCCTCCTCAGAGAAATTGAACTCAGATACTTTTTGGGCTAATAATGTTAAGGATTCTTTAGTGTCGGCTTCAAGGAGTCCAGAGTGCAACGTGTTGTAGTCGTCCAATGTAGCAGACGGCTTTGGCGTTGAGCGCTCGTATGAACTGGCGTCAGGGTCAGGTTCATTGGTTGGAAGGGCTAGTGACTGGAGCAGGGCTGTACGGAAAGCAACTGACATTGCCTTGGAGATAGCCTTGTCGCCAGAATCCATTGCTTCGGCTAGAACCACGGCTTCAACATAGTCACCATTTTGACCAATGAACTTGTAAAGCACCTTGAGAGTAACGTGACTCATTGGTGTGCGATTCTTGCCAATTTCAACTGATGCGTACTCGTGCTCTAGGACATTGGGTACAACAATGACTTGGTGCTTTCGAAGGGCTGGAGCAACTGCATTTACAACTGCGTCAATGCCACGGAAACTAAAGCCTTGTGCAGAGTTGCGGTCTTTCTTTCCTACGGATTGAACATCTTCCATTACGTTGGCAAGAGCCTGAATAATGCTTGGGGCTTTTGTTTCGGCTGGAACGATTACTTCGATTGGGGTTTCTGACATGGTATTTCCTATTCTGGTTCTACTGAGAAGTTAACTGATTCTGGTGCAATAATTACGCCTTCAACGATTTCACCTGTTGCAACGTGTACGGCTTTGTCGCCTGAGATTTCTAATACGGTTTTAAAATCGGACACCGCTGGTTCTTTTTTAATACGAACTAAATCTTCAAGGTTGTTAGTTTCAGCCCATTTGATAAATAGTTCAACATCTTCAACTTTAATTTTGGCGTTTGTAATGCGCGACTTAATTACGCCGTGTGGCAACTGGATAGATTTTCTGCCAGATTCAGCCCGTTGAGAGCGTGCATAGTCTGTCAAAATAGCCTTAAAGTAATCAGCGCTTTGCTGTGGCTTGGCGTTTACTTTTTCTAACCATTGGTCAATCCGAGCCTTTTCAGTATCAGCAATGTCGTAGTTAGTTTGAATTTGTTCGTTTTGAACTGCTAATTTACGCATAGCCCATACAGCGCCAGCGTCATCAATAATGCGGAAAGATTCTTTTAACTCTTCGTGCTCTTCTATTTCAAAATCATTTATAGATAAATCATCCATAATTTATTTCTCCCTTCGTTGGTTACAAAAGTACACCCTTGGTTTAGATGTGTCAACTCGCCTTGTAATGTAATGCTTTCAATGAAAAACTAACAGTCAGCACTGACATCTTTTAGTGCGAGAGCGAGTTGGTAAGGGGTTCCCAACTTGCTCGGCTGGGGCGAGCCGAGTCCACTCCCTTCACGGCTCGCCCTCAGTCTAATCCTTGGCGACCATTATTTGCAACAGGTTCAAGATAACTTTAACTTCTCCAGAGGTTTCACGGCTTTGGCGGTCTAACTCATTGACTTTATCCGCCAGACTTGAACCACCGTTAGGCCATAACTGATGCTCAACTCTTCCCATTCGGTCTGTAATTGTGCGCCCATCTTGGTCTAATCCAATTGAATTATCTATGCGTTTAACTAGACGATAAATCGAAACAACGCCACCAAATACGACTATTACGGCGCCAACAACGGCGCCAACCATCAAAATTAATTCCATTTACCCTCGAAATAAGAAGTTAAACCCTAGGATAAACGACACGCCTTACAAACACGGTGATGTTAGTTGTATGTCTTTATTTCTCGCCAAAAAGTTTTATAGCGATTACCAAATTTCTTTTGACCCCTACCAAATTCACTTTCGGATTTTTCAATTGGCTCAAGTAAAAATTCTGAATCCCAGTCATCTCTCTTAAAAGGAATTGCTTGAATAATAGGAGTTCCAGATGGAATCAAACCTCTAAAATCTTTCTTAATTAAAAATGGAAAATTTACGGCAATTGGGTGCTTGTCTGTATCTACAACTGCTGGCAAGGTATAAAAAGGTAAATCATAATGATGAAAAGGCATTGTAAAAAGAGTTGAATAACCTTTTGGAGTTCTCATAATCCATGGGTTGATAAATTTAAATGAAACTTCTGTATTCCAAATTTCTTTATCAATTGGCATTGCATCAAATTGTGGTTTTGTATGAGAGTCAATTGCTTTAAAACCGTCAATACTCCATTGCCACGAAATATTGTTTTTTTCATTTATTACATTGAACTCACAAATAGTTTTAAAAATGTAACCAGCAGACATAACATCGAAAACTGGCATACATTTTTTAATGGTGTGATTGTAAATACCAGAATCTTGTATGCGCTTTACGCCATCTGTGTAACTACCTTGTTTTGCATACCAACTAGGCAAAGATTTAATTGCTGGAACTGGACGTTCCATGCGAACTAAGTCCACTTTAGATGTGGTAATGAACTCAACTTTTAGGGGTTTTTTGAGTTTCATTTAATCAGGTATTAACTCATCAACAACTGCGCGGAGACGAGCCAACGCCGCAATTTCAGCAGTTTCAGTTTGCGCCGCTAATCCGCGTGCACCTTCTAGTTGCATACGAAGACTTTCGGCTTCAAGAGATTCCTCGTGAAGTGATTCAAGACTCGATGCAAGAATGTCTACTTGCTCGTAGTTGTATAAAGTCTGCTGACCGTATTGCGAAACAATATTACAAAGAGTTTGAATCCTTGAATAATCGCGTGAAACGTATGGCATTTACCCTCCTAGGTTTTAATAATAAACTGTACCACGAGAAATGGTGGAGTATGGGTTCCTGAAGTTGACGCCGCAGTTGGGTGTGAGCCTGTGTGGGAATGAGAAGTAACTCCAGTGCTTGTAACACTGTGGTTATGGCTAGTTACCCCACCTGCAATGTTTCCAGTAGACATACCATTCCAGTTATGGGCTACCCCGCCACCACCATTAGTGGATGGGGCATTAATACCGTGGGTGTGGCTTGCATTAACTGTAGCGCCACCGCCAGTATTTGCTGTGTTATTGGATGTGGCTCCAGCGGTATTGGCTCCGTTAATTCCGTGGTTATGGTCTCCGTCATTAGCGTTGGAAACAGTAGCATTTGAATTACTATGTGAATGGTCTGGGTTTCCAGAAGTAGTTGTATGGTCGTGCACTAAAGATTCATTGCTTGTAGTGGTAGAAATTGCCACATTTCCATGAACGTGAGTTGTACTACCACCTGTTGCGTTTAATGCTTTAGTTCCAGAAACTCCAATTGGAAATAAATCAATAAAATTAGGTAAAAAGAAATTAGTAGAAGTGTCGGTTCCAAAAGCGTTTGGACCTAGCACCGTATACAAATTTGCATAACTACTTTTAAGAACACTTGTTCCATTACAAGCCAACCAACCAGAGGGAATGGTTGCGGAAGCATGAAAAATAATTATTCCAGTTGGAAATGGGTCAGATACTCCACCAGATAATTCAACTGGCGCGTTAGCCCCATCAGTAATGTATGAAGGATAAATGCTTGGAACTGTCATTATGAAGCCCTAATCATAAAATTAACTGATACAACATCTGGAATGTTTGTTAAATCATTAGAAAAAATAATTCCAGCACCAAAAACTGTATGTGTGTGACCGCCATCAGAAGAAGAACCGCCATGGTCATGGTTGCCACCCACATAACTTGTTGAAACTCCATTTGCACCATGGCTATGGTCTCCACCGCCAGCAGTATTGCTTTGAGTTACAGGATGAGTGTGTCCTGAAGTAACCGTGGTTCCGTTTCCGTTAGCCCTAGTTCTTGTCTGCCCACCGCCAGTGCTGACACCATTAACACCGTGATTATGCGCTGAACCAAAACTTGAATTAAAACCATTGGTATTATGAAAATGACTTAAACTAACTGAACTATATCCGTGAGTATGCGACCCAACTGTACTTAAAGCATAACCAACCGTATCTAATCCGTGAAAATGAGATTGAGAACCGCCAATAGTTCCTACAACTCCAGATTTATGTGTTGGGAGAATGTCAACAAAATTTGGCAATCTCATAAATCCAGAAGGAACTGAACCGTTATTAAAATTATTTGCTAAAACGGTAGCCAGTTCTGGATACGCCGCTGTGCTAAATAATGACCCATCACACCAAAGCCATCCAGCAGGAAGTGGTACATTAACTCCGCCAGACATAATAATTTGTCCTGTATAAAATGGCGTAGCGGGTTTTCCAGAAAATGCTTTCCATCCCGAACTTTCAACAAAAGCAATTCTGTCAGGCATTGGTCGCCTTAATAATAAAGTAAATAGCCCTATAAGGAGGAATTACAGTTGTAGTTGGAACTGCCGTCAAAACTGGGTTATTAGTGATGGTGTGGTTGTGCGTATTAAATGTTGAATCATTTGTATTGTGTGCGTGAGAAGCAACATTGGCGTTATTTGTACTTACTGCATTTAAAGAATGATTATGCTCCCCACCTCCATTTGTGGATGGCGCATTTGCATTATGCGAGTGTGCTGAAAAACTAGAACCCGCGCCACCAGCAGTTCTAGATACGTTACCTCCACCTTCAGCATTTGGATTATGCGCGTTCATAGGATGGTTGTGAGCACCGTCATTATTTGTCGTTGGAGTGTTTGTGTTATGAGCATGGTCATTATTAAAAGATGCAAGACTATGATTGTGTGAAGTGTTTCCTGTACCAATTGCTATTGAGGAAACAAAAGTATGCAACTGGGTAGAAATGCTGTTTGTTTGATAAGCAATCTGTTTAGTAACTTTATTTTTTATATCTGAACCAATTACAAATCTATCTACCATGTTTGGTAAACGAGAGTTACCTGCTGTTTCAGTACCTAATTCATAAGCATCACCAACATTAGTAAAAAGTTGAGCATAAGTTGTTTTGTTGTACTGAGCGCCGTCACAAATAAACCAACCCGTTGGAGGAGTTGCTTTAACCCACATTGCAATTGTTCCAGCGGGTAGTGTTTCGGGGCTAGGTCCAGTAAAATTTTCCCATGCACTGCCAGACCAAACATATCCTGCTTTAGCCATTAAGTAATCCTGTTGACGTATCCAAGAATGTTAATTGCGCTTGCAGTTCCACCAAATGCACGAATAACTTGTGCATTTTGCAAAACAAGTCCAGCGACTACAACCGTTAATCCTGCTTGACTTGGAATGGTAACTTTAATTTGGTCAGCAGTAAGTACACCGCCGTATTCAATTGTTAGCACAACGGCTGAAGCCGTTGGGTTTGTGGCGTACATCCAAACTTCATCAAATCCAGCAGTTCCAGATTGAGCAGTGTGAATTAAGGTTCCAGCCGTGGCTGTAGCAACAACAGCAATACCCTTGCCGTTGGTTGAACCAGACAGGGCTATCTTAGAAAAAGTTGCCATTTAAAATCCTTTAATCCTTAGTAGTAGATTACTACAAAACCAGCAGTTCCATCGGAAGCGTTAGCCACGCCACCATAACCAGCATTTAATCCATAGGGGTAAGAAACATCCGTTGTGCCCGCTGGAGTTCGGTTTGAACCAGTCAGATTTGATGATGCAATTGCCCCAGAAACAATAAAACCAGAGCCACCGCCACCGCCACCCATGGTATTGGCTTCAGAATATCCTCCAGCGGAGCCACCAAAGTAGCCACCGCCACCGCCACCGCCATAAGCGTTAATAAGGCATTGACCACCTGATAAGGCTCCTTGATTGCCACCACCATTAACAGCGTCACTAGAAGCATTAGACCCAGCACCAAGTTGAGTTCCAGCACGCCCACGGTAAGCAGTTTTAGAATCGTATGGGGAAGTGCCGTCTTGAGCAGTTGTACCGCCCCCAGCACCGCCAGTATTTCCAGTTCCAGCGCGTGAACTGCCACCGCCACCGCCACCACCAGCAATTACAAGAGCATTAGCCTGATTAATAGTTGTGCTAGTAAAAACTCCGCTGTAGCCACCGCCACCGCCACCGTAACGATTATCTGAGTTATTATTTGAAGCAGAAGCACCTCCACCAAAACCAAAACCAGCACCTTGATTTCTATAACCCTGTTGACCCGTTACAACTCCGAGAGTTCCAGAAATACCATTAATAATGGCTGTTGAATAACCACCACCACCACCATCAGCGCCAAAAGACCAACCACCAACAGTTCCAGCACCGCCCCCAGCGCCCCAAGCCTTAACTAGAATGGTTCTCGTATCCGCAGGAACAACAAAACTTTGAACCGAATTTACGTTGGGAAAAATAGCAACTCTAGGGCTGTAAAGAAGTTGATTTATTTCGCTCTCAAGATTGCCTTGAGAAATCTTAGAATAGTTAACATTTGGAAATAATCGTTCTAATCTCACGAGAAAATCCTATTGGCAAGAATAAGTTGGTCTGAATCTATAGCAAGACTATTTTGCAATGCTAATAGTAATGCGTCAACTTGTGCCTTAGTGTATACATTTGTGTAAGTGCTTAAAGTTTGGCTTGAGTCAACCCACAGGTATCCAGCAAGAGGTGAACTTGGAGCCGTTGGTTGGTAGTAAGCGCCAGCACCAAGGGAACCCGCTACACCAAAAACCCAGTCGTTTAAAGTTCCAGAACCGCCAATAGCATCAACATTGACGGTAATTACTGAACTTGCAATAGATGTAATTCCACCTTCCATGTAAGAAGCAGGGGTAGAAGAACTTGAAGCGCGAACTCTCATGCCAACGACAAAGGCACCTACAGAACCCACGGTAAATGCTTTTGAACCAGTACCAATTGCAAGACTTGTAGTAGATGAAGTTCCAGCATAACCAGCACCAGTGGCACCTGTAGAACCTGTTGCTCCTGTATCCCCACGAGGAATTGAAAAGTCAAAAGTAGCGGCGCTGGAAGTACCAACATTTGTGACCGTTGCAGATGAACCAGCAGAACCCGTAGTTACGGTTCCTACTGCAATGGTCGCCGCAGTACCAGTTAATCCAGTGTCACCTCTTGGAATAGTAAAGTTAAAAGTTGCGGCGCTGGAAGTTCCTCCGTTAACAACAGTTGCAGAAGAACCAGCGCTACCCGTAGTGACGGTTCCAACTGCAATAGTCGCCGCTGTTCCTGTGGCTCCAGTGGCTCCTGTGTCTCCACGAGGAATTGTAAAGTCAAAAGTTGCTGAACCTGACGAACCAGAGTTTACTACAGTAGCGGAAGAACCCGCCGCTCCTGTTGTGACCGTTCCAACTGCGATAGTCGCCGCTGAACCAGTAGGTCCAGTGTTGCCACGGGGAAGCGTAAAGTCAAAAATTGCGGCGCTTGAAGTACCAACATTTGTAACAACTGCCGAGCCACCAGCGGCACTAGTGGTAACAGTTCCAACTGCAATTGAAGCAGGAGGACCTATAGAACCAGCGGTACCAAAGTTAATCCATTGAGTACCGTCCCAGACATAAGATGCTTTAGCCATTAAAAAGTCACCGTCCCAGTACCAGCAGTAAATCTATAAACTTTAAATCCAGAACGAACTGGTCTATCAAAAGTCATCCCTGTAATGCTTTTTATATCTGGATAAATGTTTGGATAGGCAATTACAATAATTCCCGAACCACCAGCCGCTCCATTAAAACCGTAGCCACCACCAGCGCCACCGCCACCGCCAGTGTTTGCGGTTCCAGCAGTACCAGCACTGACAGCACCCGTTCCACCAGCGCCACCGCCACCATTTCCACCAGCGCCACCTGAGCCAGAGTGAGGGGAACCACCACCGCCACCTGCTCTAAATGTTGCAGTCCCAGTTATTGAAGAAGAAACACCTACTCCGCCAGCGCCACCCTGATTATTATTAGGAGTATTTTGCCCTACTCCACCAGCGCCACCGCCACCTGCACCAGACCTTGACGCACCATCAGCGCCATTTCCGTCTCCGCCTTTAAATCCTTGAAATGCAGTTCCAGCCCCACCTGCTGAAGAAACAGAGCCACCGCCACCAGAACCACCAGCAACTCCAGCGCCACCGCTAGACCGACCACCGCCACCGCCAATTGAAACAATTCCAGCAAATGAACTGTCTTGCCCGTTCACTCCTGCTCCTTCTCCAGTTGCTCCAGCGCCACCGTCACCAATTGTTAAATTGTAAGAAACATCAATCTGAGCACTAAATCGTTCTGCATTTGCTCCCCCACCTGAAGATTCAGAAAAAATGCTTGAGCGATAACCGCCAGCGCCACCGCCACATCCAGCATTGTAGCCACCGCCACCACCTCCAGCAATAATTAAATAATCAATTGGAATTAAATAAGAATTAGAAAAAGTTAACTTTGATAAAAATTGTGTGTCAAAAGATTTTACGGACATTAGGTAATCTCCGTGCCAAAAATTCCAAACGATAGGTTGGCAGTAGAAGCATAAACAGTTACAACGTCAGTAGCCCCTAACGAAATACCAAGAGTTAGTGGTGTTGTGTCATTTGCGCCAACTAAAACGTCATAAGCAATGTAATGCTGATTAGCCAAAGTTGCCCCAAGTGGTCGAATGGCAATTCGATAAGTAGCAGTAGTAGCGGCGCGATTAGCAATAGTAATTGTAGAAATAATTGACTGAGTAGCCGCAGGAACCGTGTAAAGTGTTGTGGCAGTAGTGGCTGAAGGAGCCAACTGACCTAAAACTTTGTATGTAAATGCCATTTCAGGCTCCCATCAATAAAAAGAAATGCGGAATTAAGTTTAAATCTGCAACGTCAACATCTGACTCAATCCAAACGTCACCAATTGCAGGAGAAGCAGGGGCATCGGGTTGATAAGCCACATTTCCAGTTCCGCCACCGCCACCGCCACCAGCGAGACCATAAGGAGCAAGTTGACCAATTGCAAAAATGTCAGTGTTATCTGTTACAAGCCAAACAGCCTGATTAACGTCTGGGGTAAAGTTACCAAAAAGTTTAATGCCAGCAGTTACAACAGCATTTCCAGCGTCATCAACCGCTCCAGCAATTTGAACATCAACCGTATTGGCAACGGAACTATAGGCAATTACTTTTCCCTGTCTAAAACGAACTGGATTGCCTTCGTTAACAAGAGCCTTTTTAAGTAAATCAAAATTTCCGCCAATAGCAGGACGGCGATTAGGCTGTGGGCTTGTCCTAGCCATAACTTAAATCTTAACTATGTAGTTGACATCAATGTACGGTGGAATGTTAGAAACTGAATCGCTTGTGCCCTGACCGTGAGTATGAGCGCCTTCTCCGCCACTTGTATTAAACGCCGCAGGGTCAAGTGTGTGAGTGTGCGTTGTACTACTAACAGTTGAGTCATTACCAGCATTGTAAGTATGACCGCTTGTAGTGTTACCAGTTCCGCCACCCGTGTAATCAGTTGCTCCATTTGTACCAAGGGCCCCAGCAGTGTTCATTCCGTGGTAGTGGTCTGCGCCAGCGCCGTCAGTTGTTTCTGAACCAATGTTCAAACTGTGAGTGTGAGACGAACTTGCTACGTTTTGGGATGAACCTAAAGGCGTACTTAGGTTTGCGCTTCCAGTAGATGTAGTAGTTGACGGCGGGTTGTATCCGTGAGTGTGGTTAACACTGGCATTACCAGTATTGTGCCCGTGGTCAGCGGTATTGTGAACGTGGTCAGCGGTAGTGTGGTAGTGGTCATCAACAACGTGAGCGTGACCGCCACCAGTAATACTTTGAGACGGAATATCAATTTCGTGATTGTGCCCACCAGCAGAACCCGTACTTAAACCAGTATTTATGTGTTGATGAGTAGCAGAACCACCAGCAGTTCCAGAAAGAGTTCCAGTAAGAGCAGAACCACGAGCAAAACGCTCACGCAAATCTGGCAGATTAAAAGTAGTTGAACCATTACCAGCACCGTATCGTGTTCCAAATAAATCAAAAAGACCACTGTAAGTAGAGCGTGATACCGCACTGCCAGTACAAAATAACCAACCATTTGGAGCAGTAGTTCCCAAGTATTGAATCATTGCACCCGTTGGAACTGTACCCGCTAAAGGGTCAACTGTGGCAGAAATAGTTACGTTTGCAGAACCGTCAAAAGATGCCGAACCTGACAAACTTCCACCAAGAGAAATAGTCCTAGCAGTTGACAATTTAGTTGCGGTAGATGAATTACCATTAATGTCAATAACAGGTAGGACACCATTAAAAGCACCGCCACCAGTAGCATTTAAGTAGTTATCAATGTCTTCTGCCAACTGGCGTATATCGCGTGGGATGTCTGGGTCATCAGCAGAAACGGGGTATCTAAACCCGCTTGTGGTTGTTGCCATTTACAAATCTCCTTTTGCGAATCTCATAATTTTACCTAACTAATCCCTACGTTTGCCGCTAGGAAACGAACTGAGCGAGCCTTTGCAGACATTGATTCCGTAGGGGATAGTGGAATTGACATAGAGTCAATAATTAAAACTACGTTAATTCTGGTTCCAGAATTTTGAATTTGAACAATGTCGTAAACATCATGGGCTGGATTTACAATCTGAGACCATGAAATTTCTTCCGCCGCACCTGTGTAACGACCTAAAAGTTTCTGGGCGGAAGATTGAGCAACTTCTGGGCTAGTGAGCAAAGTAGATGTTAGAAAGATTGGAACTTCACCGAATGGACCGTACCGATAGGTAGGAGAGTTAACGTCATCATCCCATGCTTCTGCCCTGTAAGGTTCAAGCATTGCGGTTCCCTCGGCAGTCAAAATAACGCCATTGTATGTGTACTCAGTAGTTAATCTGCGATTAACTCCAAGAAGCATTGCTTCTTCATTTTCAATGTAATAAGTGGATGGTGTTGCTGTACTTGGGTCTGGAAATGCTTGCATTGAACAAACACCTTCTGCGTCAAAATACAAATCGTATCCAGATTTTTCTGCTACCGATACTGCTCCAGCCCAAGGGTCAGTTCCAGTTTGAAATACAAGTTGATTAATTTGTAAATCAACTGCTGGCAAATCTAATTCAATATCAGTAAATCTATCAATTAAAATTTCAGACAAAATACTAACTAAGTTTCCAGCAGGTGCAACATAAGGAGCAGTCCAACGATTTCTGGAAATTTTTAGCGAACGGTCAACTCCATTAACATTAATGACTACACCTTGGTCATTGTCAGAAATTTCAACATTTGTAATAATAAAAACACCAAGAGGGACTTCTTCAACTGACCCATCATCATAGGTAACACCGCGCCAAACGTGAATTTCGTTACCGAATGGGCTTAAAGGAGAAAATCCTGTTTCTGGAACAAATTCGGCTGGCGGTAAATCAACGTCATAACGAGAAATAAATTTCAGTACAGGATAGGCAGAAACAAAACTATCAATAGTGGCATAGTCTACATATTCGTCAGCAACGTCTGAGTAAGTATTGTAAATAGGAACTCTAACTACAGTATTTCTTGTTGAAGAATCTGATAAAGAAAGGCTTAATGTTCTACGGGCTAAATTTTTGGAATCAACTGTTACATTTCCAGAATTAGGATACAAAATGAGTACGGTTCTATTTCCTGAACGAACTTCAACTCGTATAGAACTATTGTGGGTATAGCGAATTGTTTGTAAAAATTCAGGGGTTACGGCATACATTAATACGCCTCAATTTCTACATAATCAACACTTACGCGCCGAATTCGTCTACCCGAAGTTCCTCCCAATTGCCAAGAACGAGAAATTAAACGAACGTATTTTTGTGTTCCGTATGGGTCTTGAACAAGAAGTTTTCCTTGGTAACGCAAAATAGTTTCTAGTGAATTAAATTCGCTATCAGTAATAGTTGTAATTGTGTACTGACCATCATTACCATAAACATAACCTCCAACCACAACTGGAGTGGTTCTGCCAAGTGGTCTAAATACGGCTACAGATTCGGTAAATCCTTCTTGAATTCCGTTGGCAACTCTAACTCCACCTATGTTTAAGGCAGAATCGTTTACTGCCTTAAACCACCATGTAGCATCATTTGAAATTGCAACAGTTAGGTTAGCGGAATAGTTTGATGTAGATAGATTTTCTCCTAAAACTCCAATAGCCGCAACGCGATAAACAACATTTTGTCCTCTTGGTGCTTCGTAGTCAATAATAGAAACAGTAAATGTACCATCTGGTACTAAAGCATCGGCTCCTCTAACATCAACCCAAGTATTTGCTCCATCATCTGAGCGTTCAATGTTAAAGTATTGTGAATCAAAACCAAGAGCAACAACGCTTGCTCCAACTGCGCTAATGCTTACATAATTTGAACTTGAGTTATAGGTGGCAGATAAAGTTGGAATTGTTGGTGTAACAACATCTTGAGTGTACTGATTAAAGTCCCAGTCAGAATAAAGAATGTTTCCAGCAATAACTTTTCCAGCGCGTAGATATACACGATATACGCCATCTACAAGAAGGGTTCCATCGGTTATACCAGTGCTAAAGTCACCCGAAGCAATTTCTCCAGAATCATAAATTGGAATAGAGGTTGTTGGGTTAAATCCAACTGCTCCAAATTGTGCGGCGGTAAAAAATTTAATTTGGTAATAATCTTGCTGGTCTCCGTCCGAATCTGTGTAAGTCCATTCAATTGTTGGAGATGAGGTAGTTGATACCACTGTTGTTGAAAATAAAGTATGAGTACCAGACTGTGTTCCACTGGTGTTAATTTTTGTTCCAGCGGTTGCATTAGCCAAAGTGGTAGAAAGATTAAAAGTATTTGTGGCTGGATTTGTTACATAATAAACAGTATTTGCCGTTAAACCAGTGGGTAAAGCACCTGTAGTTGTAAAATAAACGGGAGCGCCAAGGGTTAATCCATGAGCATTTTTAGTGACAACTGCTGGAGAAGCAATTGTCATTGTTGCAGTACCAAGGCTAGTTGTGCCATTTGGAGACGTAATGTTTACAGATGGTTGGTTTGCAACATCAACATCTACATAAACTTCGTTTAAGGTAGTTTGAAAAGTATCTTCTCTATACTCACTAAATTGAGCGCGTATGCCATTTAATCTAGATTGTGTCCATTCTTGACCATCTGGGGATGAAGAATACCAAGGACCTGTAAATAAAGTTTCGGTTAAATACTCACCACGGACAGCAATCGGAGTTGTGTAACTAGCGGTACCACCAAGAAGAATACCCAACTGAGCATCAAATTTACCAGTGTTATCTGGGGTCTTTGCTTTAATACGCAATCTAACTTGACGAACTCTTTGAGTAGCAGACAAAGAAACGCTATCTGGAAAAGTAAATGAACAGCGCTGGGTTCCAATTAAAGAACCGTCTTTTTTAATACCAGTGGTATTTACATCATCAGCAAGACCAGCAACTTTAGTAGCCGCCGCTCCAACTTTAAGAAAGTTTGCAACTCCAGTGCTATCAGCATTTGGACGAATAGTTGTAACAGCCATCGTTATGCCCTCTGATTCGCTAGTTCGCGTGCCAACTCAGCCATTGCTTCTGCAATAGCCGAATTAACAGTTTCTCTGATGTCAGTTCTTGTTTCGTTATCCAAGTTATCGCCAAATACAATTTGAACTGCGCCTTCTTTAACTTCAATAGTGGTATTTACTACACCTTGGGCTTCAACTGTTCCCATACCAAATTGTGAACGAGCGGCGATGTCACCAATTGCTGAACCTGCAAGGTCAATACCACTTTGGAAACTATTAACTTGACTTACAGCAGATTGACCTTCTTTAACAAGAGCGGCCGCCATAGCGCCACCTGCAACTGGACCCGCTTGAATAAGTTCTTGTAGTGATGCGTTATTAAGACCAAGACCAGCGAGAGTTCGTAAGTCAGTACCAAACTTAGTAATTTTTGCAAGACGCTGACGCATATTGTCAATAATCATGTTTGCGGTAACTGGAACGCCTTGGTCGGGATTAAGACTTGCTATACCGCCAAAATCGTTAATTCCTTTTTTAACTTGGTCTGAAAAAGCCAAAACCTGTTGCGCTTGTTTTTGAATTTCAGAAAGAGCGGATTTAGCCGCTTCAGTAACTCTCTTTAATCGGTCAGACGCTCTCTGAGCGGCGCCGTCAGCACCATCAGCAACGTCATTTATAGCATCTGTTATTGGGTCAAATAAAGTTTCGGATTCGTTTCCAATTGTTTTACCAGCGCTATCAAACATACCTTGAACAAGGTCAAGGAATCCAGAAATACCTTCAGTTAAGTTTTGACTAAATCCTTCTTGAGTAAAATCAAGAACGCTAGTAGCGGCGCTTCTTAGCCACGCCGCCGCGACCAAAGCGGCATTTACCAGAGTATCTGCAATGCCACTGCCCCAGTCTTTATTAGCAAAATCTGTAATTTTTTTGGCTATGTCTTTTAGAAATGTTCCAGCAGTTTTAGCACCATTAGAAAGACCAGTAATAACACCTTCAGCAAAATTTCCTACATTTATGCTAGAAATTCTGTTTGCTGTACCTTCTAAACCTCTTTGAATTCCTCTTAACGCTTTAGCGCCAGCATTTGTAAATTTAAATACTGTATCTGTGTAACTGCCAATTTGCCGAGCGGCTTCTTCCGCAGAATTATTTCCACCTCTAAAGACTCCCGTAATGGCATCTACAATTCCTTTTACTAAATTTCTAGCGGCGCTAAATACTCCAGTAAGAAGTTTGCCAAGTATTCTTAAAGTTCCTCTAGCAAAATCAGCAACTACATCACCAATTTTGTTAAATCCTTGGCTAAATCCTTCACCAAATTCTGCAACTGCTTCTAATAATCCAGCAAAAAATCCAACTATGTTTGCAACGCTTTGAATAAAGTAAACAACAAAACTTTTAATTACTTCGCCAATGTAAGTCCAAACAGTAGCCATAGCCTTTGCGATGAAAGAACCCGCTGAAATTAAAGAAGAGAAGGCAAGAAGTAATTCAGCAAAATAATTAATAACGCCAGCAATAACAAAACCAACTACTTTAATAATTCCGTTAAATACTAAAATAAACAAGTCTCTTAGGGCACCGCCTTGACCCATTACGTTGGCAAATCCTTCAAGCAAACTAGCCATAGTGTTAAGTATGAAGCCAACTCCAGCGCCAATCGCCCTAGCAACGGTATCTATTACGCTTGTAATTACATTTCGGAATGTTTCTGATGTTCGCCACAAATAAACAAATGCTGTCACTAAACCAATAATTGCAAGAACAGGAAATGAGAAAGAAGCGGCTAAGAAAGTATTTACTGCGGCAACTACTTTTGTAATTCCAATGTAAATTTTTGTCCAATTTGCAAGCAATTGATAAGCAATTGTGGCTACTCCAATGCCAGTTGCCAAAGCAATTGCAAAATCTTTATTTTTTGCCATCCAATTTGTCACATAAGAAATAACAGTAGCCAAACTATTAATTATTCCAACCAAACTAGCAACAGCAAAAGAAAGAACTCCGCCTAGAGCACCTGCAACTCCCGTAGCCATGTCTTTCAATGGGACAAAGGCTTTAAACAAATTAACAAATGCTTCTTGTAGTGCTGGAGTTGTCATAACTAGGGCTACAAGCGCTCCTAATAATGGATTTAAACCACCAACAAGATTTCCAACAATAGGAACACCCTGCAAAAGATTTTTTCCAAATAAAATTCCTAATCCAGTTCCAACAGAAGCAATTATCGGTATAAATTTAGCAAAAGTTTCTGCAAGAGCCTTGGTTTTTATTTCCAACATTCCTGCTGAACCACCAATTTCAGTAAGTCTGTCTCCATACATTTTTACGGTGTTTGCAGTTTCTTGAATTCCTTTTAAGAATTTTTTAAGTGCTTCCATTCCAGCAACAATTGGAGCGGTTATGTAAGTAAATGCTCTGCCAATAGCGTCAACTACGGGAGTAAGCGCTCCGCCTTCACGAACCAATCCAGTAAATGCTTTAAGGGCATCGTAAGTATTAAGAATTAAAGGTCCAAACGCTGTAGTTAATCCTTGACCAACTGCTACTTGAATTTCGTTAAACAGACGCGGATAAGAACGCAAAACTTTTGCTGGTTCCTTCATGGCCGCTTCATAAACTCCAGCAACTTTGGCGCCTTCAGCAATAACCATGTTAGTAATTGCTTGTTTTTTCTGATACTCAGTTAAGGCTTTGGCGCTTGTATTGTTTGCACGAGCGTACTCTTCAAATGCTTGTGACGCTGTTTTGGTAATACCTAAGTGACGCAACATCAGGGTGTCTTGATTCATAATTGCGTAAGTCAAGCGCATTGCGGTATCTGTAGAGTTTGCACCAGACAAAACCGCTAAGTCCTGAGCAACACGGGCAACCTTGGATGAATCTGCTAATTGCAAGTTAGCCTTGGCATACAACAAAACCATTTGTTGAGCGGCCGCCATTTCAATACCATTGTTACGAACTGCAATAGTGGCATCGCGCATTGCGGTGTAGCCAAGACCAGTTGATTTACCAACTGCTCGCATGGCAACGTCCATTTCGTTAACCTGCGCGGCGGCGTAAAATGATTTAACGCCAAAAGCAATTATGGCGCTACCAGCAATAGCGCTAACAGCGCCAAGTCCCATTAATGTTTTGTGAGCAATGCTGGCACCGCCAGCAAAACTTTGAATCTGCTGGTTTGCGCTGTTCATAGAAGAACCAGCGTTCTTTAACGAACCACCAAAAGCATCAGCGGATTGAGCCGCTTGGTTCATGTTACGAACAAAGTTAGAAGCGTCAGCGGATATACGGGCTAGTACATCCGTTACGATTGCGTCTGCCACTTTCTAACCTTTCCGTTTATTGGCTCTACGTTCCTCTTCAGCCCGTAAGTTGTGTAAAGTTTCCCATTCCATCAACTCATAGGCTGTAATGGGACGATGGTTGGGGGAACCGTATAACAGTTCCCCCACCGTCCTACCCAATTTCTCGGCTAAGTCAAAAACAAATCTACGAGTCGGATGAGTCAGGAAATCGTTTTCCTGCTTCATCGCTCTCTTGCTTTGACAAACCTCCGACCTGCATACCTGCTTCAGCCAAACGGTCTAAAGCGGTGGCAGATTTAGCCATTAGTACATCTCGGTCTGAAGGAGAGAAAATTTTCTCACCCGTTTCTGGGTCATGTGCAGAAGCAATTACGATATCTGGATACATGACTTTTAAGTCAACTGCTCCAGTAGTCGGATTAACTGCACTTTCCAGAATTGCTGTACGGTCAGCACCAGTCATTCCACGAACTTCGATAGACATTCCCCATTCAGGGACTTCTACGATTTTCTTTGGAATATCGTCTGTTGCTAAGATTTGGTCACGGATGGACACTTTTTCTCCTTGAGGTTAGGGGCACTAAAGCCACGTTTTTATTCAGTTATGTCTTACGCTGTTGTGTCGCGTGTGATAGCGCCAGTAACCTGCAACTCAAGTGAGAAGGTTACAACGTCACCAACAGAAGCGGATACTTCGTAAGATGTGATGAGTGCTTCACCCTGATACTCAGGGTTGCCTACCGCAATAGCACCGCTGTTTGCGCGGTATGTCCAAGAGGAACTGGTTACAGTTCCAGCGGCTAGAGCGGCTTGAACAGCGTTAATCTGAGCATCAATAGTTGCGTCAAATTTACCAGAAATAGAAATGGTTGCATCGGATAGACCAGTGATGTAGGACTTTGCGCTGGAACCCATAGTTGTGGTTTCAGCAGTTTCAAGCGATTGTGAAAATGAGATGTCTTCGATTACATCTGTTAGTGCTACAAGTGTTCCAGACGCGTTGTCTAGTTCAAAGCGAGCGGATTTACCGTGACGAAATGTTGGCATAGTGGTGTTACCTCCGTGAGATTGCCAGTGAGTAGGTGATTGCACCAGAAGAACCAGTGTCAACTGCGCGACCACGCAAGTAACGATTGATTGTTCCTGATACGGATTTTTGTTCTGATAATTCAGTACCAGCAGACACAACTGTAAAAGTAATTAAATCTGCAAAAGTGCTGTTATCTGAAGAATGTTGCAACTTTATTGTGGTTGAACCATTTCCAGTATTATCAGTGACGTGCAGATTTGCTACTAATCCATTAGCGCTACTTGCAGAATTATCATTTGATGAAGAGTTAACAGTTGCACCTGCGGCTACTGAAGCCCCACCAACAATGATTTTTCCTGCATTTATTCCCCCGTCTAATTGCAAATCTGAAGTAACTGTTACCACGTCTGCAACTGGTGAGGAAATTTCATATGAGTTTGAGCGACTTACTCCAAAGAAGCAAGGCTCTCCAGCAACTAATCCAGTGGTACAAATAGTTACAATTGTTGAACTTTCATTTGTCAACGCACTGTTTAAAGTTGTGTCATTTACTTCGCCCTCAAACATTCCACTTAAAGAAACCGTGGCGTCCTGTAGGGATGTTATGTAGGTCTTTGCATCATTGCCAAATGCTGTAGTTTCGGATGTTTCCGATGAACTCGACATTGACGCTTCATTTAAGTATGAAGAAAGATTGTAATTACCAAAAAGAACTGCTGTCTTTTTACCGTGACGGAATGTAGGCATTATTCAGCCACCTCTTCAACGACTTCTTCAACAACAACTTCTTCAACAGTTTCTTCAACTGTTTCTGGTTCTACTTCTGGTTCTGGAACAACTACAGTTTTCTTGGAAGATTTTCCGTCAACTGCTTCAATTAGACCGTCAGCCAAAAGCCATGTGATTGAGGAACTGGGCAGGTCGGATACTTCATCCCCTGCTTCAGCACGCTTGTTTGGTGGATAATCCAAACCAACAAGTACACGATACTTAGCCACTTCTTGTCCTCTCTTACGGCAAGGCGAAACCCCTGCCATAAGACCACATTGGGCACGAGAAATGGCTGGGGACACTTGGTCACGTTCGCTGTTTGAAGCATACAATCACGACACGACACGCCAAAAGGAAACGCCGAGCCTTTTTGAGACTCGGCGTTTTTATCACAATGAAGGGAGTGATAAGCAATTCCCTTTAGGAATTACCTTTACCCTAGATGATTATTTAGTTTTCTGCAAACTCAACCAACTTGACGTTGCTCACGGCAGTGAATTGAACTTCACCTTGAGCGTCTTTGATTCCTACTTTTACGTTTCCAAATGAGTCAATCCCAACCCATGAGATTTCTCCGACAGTTCCTACTGGAACCTTCCGACCTTTAAAAACTTCAACTGGGATACTTGGGACGTTTTCTTTAAGAGCGCTCCGCAAAGATTTCAACTGAGCGTTTAATTTCCCGTAGTCAATTTCATTGGATTCTGGGTTAAAGATAGCGTCTATGCAAGATTCGTAAGCCTGAATTGACTCTTCAACACTAAATCCCTTGCCATCGCAAAAGTGTGGCTCAATCCAACTACCTACACCGTTGTCATACTGCTCAGACTTAGATTGACACAAAACCCACTTTTCGTTCCGATTTTTGTGCCAGAAAACTGAACTGCTACCGCACTTTTTACAAACTGCTTGTTGAGCCACTGTGACCACCCTTCCCTTCTATAAGAAGTGTATCACAACCGCAGTTTAGTTACGCATCATTTTCGCGTATTTGGCGGTCTAATCTTTCCTGCCTAATCATGGCTAAAGTAAGCCAATATCCAATGCCGTCAACTGGATTGTCCATTTTTGGCTTGTGGATTTCACGGGCTATTTTCATGCCTTCCATGCACAGGCAAACCTGCTCCGCTGTGACCTCTATTCCGAGGATTACAGACCAGATACGCGCCGCTCTGTCTAGGTTGTCTAATGGGTGCCCATAGTCATCGTTACGGTCTCCAAAGACCAGTTCTACGGCTGTATCGGCTATGTCTCGTGGGTCAATCACGATAGAACTTCCAAATCTGCTACACGGCGGTCAGGATAGACAGCAAACGTCAAAACTCCTGCTTCACTGAACTCACCGCTCACCATCCGCCACCACTCTGAACCAGAATCCAAGGAAGGCGCTTGGAGCCACATACAACCGCCCCAGTCAGCCTGACGAAGATGGTGGTAATGACCAGTAACCAGAATGTCCGAGTTTCCTACGCTTTGTTTTCCGCCAGCCATTTTGTTGTACCAAGCGTGTAACTTGGCTTCGGCGGTTCCGCCAGCGCGGGCAACGTGACCGTGAGTCAATCCAAGAATCCAACCAGCAATTTCAACTGTGACAGTTAAGTGGTCTTGCGGAATTATGAACTTGACGTGTCCGTAGGTTTCAGGATTAGTAGCCAAGATTTCAGCAACTTGCTCAACAACGGCTAAGTCATCATTGTCGCCAAATGACGTGTACGCCTTACCTTGAGCGCTTCGGTTCTCGCCGTGATTACCGCCAACTGCTACAACTACAACTTCAGGAAACATCTTTGACCAGCGAATAAGGGCATCTCTGAGCAAGCGTCTCGTGACTTTTACTTGTTCACGCCTGTCCAACTCAGTGGAGAATGTTTGCATCTCGTAGTGACCAATACAACCTTCAACGGCATCCCCAGTCCATAGGACATACAGGGAACCAAGTGGGCGTCCTAGTTTGCGTAATTCTTTAACTCTGGATTCAACGTCATCAATAGCCTTAAGAATTCGGTGGACTGTAGCAGTGGTTCCTTCTTTACCAATCTGCCAATCGGCTAGAACTACGCAGAAAGAACCTTCGGCTGTGGCTATTTCTTTCTTTGCTGGTTTGTGATTCTTAATTTCATTAATAAGTTCTGATACATCAACGGTATCCTGCCGAACTTTTTTGATTACCTTGGCTTTCCACTGGCGATAGAGAACTGGACCCTCTGGGGAGCCACCGTGCCAAGCATTAAAAAGCACTGGTTCAACAATTTCGAACTCATCAGGGTTTAATTCAAAGATAGATAGAACAGCGTTCCATTGTGGTGGGTCGGTTCCTGCAATTGGGTCAGTAGTTACGGTTCCTGCATCGCCGTTCCATTGGAATCCAGATGACCAATCGGCGCTTTTCTTGCGATTAGGTTCTAGGGTTTTGCCCGCTTCTACGGGTTCAAGAAGTTGATTTACTTCTTCGTCAAATGTCATTTAGGACACCTGCAACCGCCACCTTTAAATCTTCGCCTATGGCGTTGAATGGCGTAATGGCTAACTGACAAATCGTATTTTGTAAGCAATGCGGAAATTTTACTTGCTGAAACCTGAGTTTCATCTATAAGAGTTGTTAGTTTTTTGTAGATTTCGGAATCTACTTCATCTAAAACAAAATAAACAGGGCATTGAACTCGTCCAGTTGTTCCCCGTTGAATAAGAAATTCAAGTTCGCTACTTAGCGCCGTTTTCTGCTTTGCACCTTGAGCATCGGATACTCCAAGGTCTTGTAACTGAGAGGGCGATAATTCTGTTGCATCTCCAGCATCTAGGGAGGTCATCAGTTCTTTCACTCTTGCCATATGGGTCTTTCCCTTCGGTCACTGTGTCACCTCAAATTGCACTTCGCAATCTAGGCAAAATGACACCTTTCCTCCACCCATTGTTTCAACTGAATGTGTATTTAAGTGTGAGCAACCCTCTGGCGTGTCGCTATTTTCCTTGACTTCTGGTTCTACAAGAGCCGTTGCTAATGCAAGCCGAATAGCGTGCAACTGTGAGATACAGGCATCTATGGCTTGGATACAGGCTAACTCTCGTGGGGTCATGTCGAAACAATTGCCCTGTAGTTTGTGCTAATCATCGGGCGGTCATTCTTATCAAGACCCATAGGCAACACTGAGCCGATAGGAGCAATTCTCAGAACCGTAACTCCAGATAAGGTCTGGTTAGCCACGGACGCCAGCAAAAGCCGTATGGTTTGAGCCTTGTCTCTGGCGGTGACGTAATCTTCCCGTGTTCCGCGAACAATAATCTGAATTGCTGGATTATCTAGGATTGTGCTTCCCATAGTGAACTCAGGCATACCGCCTTCGCCTTCATAGATACAAACGCACGCATCTGGAGTTTCTGGCATACGGCTAAGGAATAAATTTGTTCCAAGAGTGCCTTGACCCTGAGCAACTAAGTAATTACCAACTGCTTCTAAAATTGTATTAGCCACGAGGAATCCTTAATAAAATGTCTTTCATTCTCATACCGATGTTTCTGCTAAATGTTGGAGCACGTTCGTAAAGAGGTTGTTCTAGATACTTGCGCTGGGTTGGTTCGGCGTGACGGGCAAATCCTTCATGGACAATCATTGCATAAGCCGAAGCAGGGCCACCGTAGGAAATCTCAACATAGGAAGTTTTTCCATCAGATTGAACTGGAGAAACATATCCAGAACTTCTTAAAAGACCAGTATCAACTGGTACAAGCATCTGGGAACGAGCAAAAACAACAGACGCTTCTTCCGCTAGAGCCATGGCAAATGAATTGCGAACATCTGTTTCTCTGCCAGCCTGAACTAATCCATTAATAAGTTCAGATAAACCTTCTACTTCTACATGGGGAGAAATTTTAGAATTTTTCTTAGTGTTGATATTTAATTTAGCCATTTAAGCACCAAAGTAAATAATGACGTGATGTTCGGCGTCAGTTTCGTCAGTAATGCTATCAACGGCAATAATTGGAACGGTTATTCCGTCTACAACCATTTTGTGCTTTACGGTAATTGACGGTGATACGGCTCCATAACTGGAAAACTTTCCAACTGAAACAACGTCCCGACCATTCATGTCTTTCATCATTTGAGTTTTGTAGGCAAGGCGTCCAGTTACAGACTGGGAGGTGCCAGAAAATGTTGTCTTACCGTAAGCGTCACGGGAACTTTCAGCAAAAAATGTTGCACTATCCTGCATCATTTCAGCCAACTCAGGGTCAATAGCCATGGTTAACTACCCCTGTTGTCGTCTATACCAACGTAGAAATCGCTCTTACGGGAATCAAACGTGCGTTCCCTAGTTCCCTTAAGTGAATTTGCATTTACAACTGGGGCTGATGGATACAAGCGAGCACGCTGGTTAGCAATCTGAATTGCCAACTCACGGTACTGACCAGCCTTGTTTGAGTAAGACTTGGAAATAGATAAATCTGCTACAGACTTAGAGGTTGAATCTGCAAGGCGAGTGAACTGACCAGCAATGGTTTCTGCTCCAACTCGCGCCGCTTCGTAGGGATTTGTCCAAGTTGTAAGTAAGTAAGTAATTTCTTCATTGCTTAAAAGTTCATCAGTTGAAACCGTATCCTGTAAAAGAAAACGTACTAAATCCAAACTAGAACTAGATGGATTGCCTGAATAGGTAAATGTCATTTTAAGCCTTTCTAGAAACAGAAAGGGCGACCTCCGTGAAGGTCGCCCCACTGCTTATGCTTCGGAATCTTCCTCGGCAACTGCCTTCTTTTTAGCAGGAGCCTTTGGTGTGCTTTTCTCTTCTGTGGGTTCAACGCCCTTCAAAAGAGTGGGACTCAGATACCGCATAGTTACTAACTTATCGGCGTGCTTCCAGCCTGATACCTCAACGGCATCTCCGACCTTTAGCAGAGTCCCACTCTGTTCGAATGGGCGCAGTACCTCACGATACTGCTTCGTAGTCATTAGGCTACGATGGTTGTCCAGAAGTATCCTAGGTCAGCGGCAACAACCTTGTTGTCAAACGCGACTTCAGATTCAACACGACTTGCCTTGATGCTTTCCATACGGAACTGTGAAGTACCAATGGTCTGTCCAAGACCGCCAGATACACCATTCCAAGAGAAGATGTAACCTGCGGATGGAGTCATAAGGCCCGGCTGAGGTGCAACGTGGCAAAGAAGAGCAGACTTGCCAACATTAAATGCCATTGCGTCTGCGGCGCCTTCCTTGTTTGTTGCCTTCACTGACTTAGCGACAAGCACGCGGTCTACACCAAACATACGAGCAATCATGTCTTCGGTGATTACGTTGGATGATGTGTACTTGATGCGGTCAACTAGGTCTGGGTGATTCTTCAACTTGCGGAATACCTGATATCCAAGAACAAGAGTGTTTGGCTCGTATCCTGTGGCTCCAAGAATGGTTTCCTTACCTGCTTCTACGTCTTCTAGTGGGTCAGAGTTAGCAAAGTCAGACCATTGCTTAACTTCTCCAGTTGAAGGAGCACCTGCAACACCAGTTACGTCATTGCCCCATACGCCAGTGGTGATGAAGTCCGAAACGAACTGAATCTCACGGCGAAGAAGTAGACGGTTGGTGACGAACTCAGCGGCTTCGCGAAGTGGTGACAACGGAGCATCTGCGTTAGCAAGTGTCTGGTCGCCCACATCCTTGTGGAAAGCCCATACGTCAGCCGAGTATGAATCAGTGGTTAGGCTGTAGCCTGAACCAGCGGATTCAGTTGCATCGGCACGGCGCTGTGCTTCGTCACGGAACCAATCGTTCTTGGTGTACTTGAAGAACTTGTTGCTCTTCTTGTCAACAGGTACTACTGGGAATACCTTGTCTGCAATGTAGTTTTCGGCTCTTTGCATATATGCTACCGAGATGTTTGTCAGAATTGCATCAACGTGGACGCTATTCAAATGTGGCTGTGCCATGTGTAATTATCCTTTTCTCGGTTAAGCCGCGCGACCTGCGTTAGAGCAGTTCACTACAACAGTTACGATTTCGCCTGAAGCCCCACCAGTGATGGCTTGACCCATAGCGTACTTGGTTGTGTCAGTTCCGTGAACAATTGCTACACCAGCGCCAGCAGACGATGGGCTAACAATTGCGGCGGCGGCAACGGTGCCACCAAGAACCAACTTGGAACCACCAGAGATAAGAACTTCTGCTTCTTGTCCTGATGTTGGTGCGTTCTGAAGAATTCCGATAGGTAGGTCAGTAGCGGCGGCTACTGCAATTACCTGACCAGATGAATTCAACTTAACGAAGTTGTATTGCTTTGCGGAAAGGTCTGCACCCGCAACGAGTGTTGCCTTTACGCTGTAGTTACTGAATTCGTATGCCATTATTTAGGCACCCTTCTCGTTGAGGTACTGTGCGTACAGTGATGGTTCGGCAACTGCAAGGTCAGCAAGTGCTTGCTCTACAGTTGACGCTTTTCCTTCGGAAACAGCAGACTTAGCCATTGACTCCAACTGGGAAAATGCGTTGCCAGAAATACCAGTCGTGCGACCAATCTCGGCAAAGATGTCAGCAGATTCAGCCTGAGCGTTTACACTCTCAAGAACTTCGGTTACTGACTTTGCTAGTGATTCGTCAATCTGTGCTAGACGGCGAAGGGCTGGGCCTACTTCTTGTGCGTCTAGTGATAGGTGTGACCAACCACGAGCCTTTTCGATTGCTTCGGCATCTGCGTGTGCCTCGCGCTCTTTGTGAAGAACAGTTGTGGCTTCGTCAGCCTTTGCCTGTGCTTCTTCTGCTTGCTTACGCAATGATTCAAATGCCTTTTGAACTGGTTCAGGTAGAGACTTCATTACGTCTTCTTCCTCAACGGGGGCTTCCTCTGCTGGCGCTTCGGTTGTTTCCTCTGCGACTTCTTCGGTAGCCTCTTCCAGTTCGGCAATACGTTCTTCAGCCTTTGTAAGAAGTTCTAAGGCTTCTTCTAGCCGATTTTCGATGCTCTCCGACACGGAGTCCTCCTTGGAAACGGATGATTCAAGAACTGTTTGCACGTCTGAAGGGTTTGCCGCTTTCATAACTAACCAACCATCGTGAAGATGGGCTGGGTAATCTACTCCGCTGGTTTCCTCAATGTTGAGGTTTACCATTTTGCGAGTGCGAGAAAAAGCCACACTTACTCCTATTTGCGAACAGAGCAGATGCCGTTCCTGTTATTGAACAGGGCAACATTCCACTAGTCTTGATTGATTCAAAATAACACAGTGGGATTACACCACTATTGTGCTAATCGCAATGAATTCGGCGTGTCGCCTAATCGGATTTTTCCGACTCGTCTTTCTTTTTCTTTCGGCGCTTAGAAGGCATCAAAGTGTCTTCGTGAACTGATTCTGAAGTTGGACCGTCAACTGGCATTGCTTCTTTGCTAACTGGTAAATCAACTTCTAGTCGTTGAGCGCGTCCACCAACTGAGTAACCGCGAAGTTTTCCAGCCTTGACCATTTCCCAAGCCCATGGCTCCCAGATAACTCCAAGGAAAACTGTATCTTGCGGGAATGTAATTTCTGCCGAACTGCCGTCTGCTTTTTGCATTGGAACGGCAACTTCATACGGCCACGCCATAACTTCTACCCATTCCCCAGCAACAATTTCTTTATCGTGCTGTAGGCGGATTCGGCGGTCTCCACTGCGAACATAATCCCAAACGGACTTCTGCAACTCAAGGGAATCTGTCCATTCGTTATGGGCATCAATTCGGTCTGGAACATACATTGGACCTAGTGTGTAACGGCGCTCTTCAGCAGACTTGGATACAAAAGATACTTCTGGGGATTCTAAAATCTCAGGGCTGTACTTTTTAATGTCCTCTTCGGTCACTTCTTCCAAGTCACCAAGACCAGTAATTAAAAATTCAACTACTTTGTCTCCAGAAGGAATCCAGCCATTAGGCGTCCATTTTTCATCAGTTACAGTTTCTAGTTCTTCGTCAACCATAAACCGATAGGCGGAAGTAATGATGTCGCTAGAATCAACATGGTAAAAATAACGCATTACATTTCCCTCGTTCTAGACTTGAAAATAAATTGTTTTCCGCCAGCAGTGAAGGCTTGAACCGCTGGGTCTCCAATACTTGCTACTCCAATTGGTACTACAACCTGAGCAAACATTTTAGCCATTGATTTCCAGTGCTTAAAACGCTTCTTAGTATCTGTTTCAACTCGGTACATCTCATAGATGTTATGGCTTTTGCTGTCTTTAACCTCAAAAGACTCAGGAGTATGAAACTGCAACTCAACTTCAAAACCGCTTGGATGAAGTATTTTTGCGTTAATCCCTTGGTAAGCATCTCCCTTTTGCCAAAAGTTCTTTATTCGAGAAAGTTGATATCCTTTTGTTTGTAAAGAAGCAATAGTGGACATAACCCCTTGAGCATAATTTTCTTCATCAAAAGAAATGGTGTAACGCAAGCCATCGCTAACATTTTGAGTAGCCCGAACCATGTCTCCGCCGTATTCTTGAGAATCAGTCTTGATTTTTCGGGCTAAAGACTTTTCAGACTTTAAGCGATGTTGCAAACCCTTCATAGTTCCAAAGTTAGCGTCTGCAATCTCAACCATGTCAGCGGTTAATTGCGGTTCTGCACTAACCATTCTTTCGCGCAATCCCCTTGCTAAAGAATTGGCTTCATCCCCGTATTCATTGTTTTCGTCAATTTGATTCGGTGTTAAATCTGTTACTTCATTTCCAGCCCATGAGCCATGGGTTGACTGGTCATGTTGTCCTGCTCGGTGCTTAGTAACGGATGGGTCGAGTAAATCTTCAGGAATAATCCAAAACTTACATAGAGCCATTGGGTCAATTAGACCAGTAACAATCTCACAGGCTTGACCGCCTTCATAAAATACACAGTTGGCACAAATCATTCCTTCTTTTACAAAAGGATTTTTTTCCATATAGTGAGCGCCGTTAGCACCTGAGCCTTGGTCAAAAGAGCCAACTCGCTCTACAACGGCTTCAAGGGTTTCGTAAAGCATTTTCTGGGTTTCGTTAAGACGCATTTCTACTTCTTCAGACTTTTCAAAAGCGTCAAACTTTAGCGTGTATCCGTCAACAGTGAGCAATGTAGTCTTTTTAACGAACTCAGGATTTCCCAGAGATTCAATTACCTGCTCGGCAATGTCGGTTGGCATTTCAGCAATAGCCTTGGAAACTGGAATTTGGTCTTCTATTTCCAACTCAATAACGGCTCGATTCCACTGGTCATCTTCGTGACCGTGCTCAAGACCGCGTGCAAGGATTTCGGTAGTTACAGAGTGGTGGGCTTCAAGAACTGCTGGGTTTGCCACATCAGTGTGCAGTGATTTATGCAGTGTTTCCAACTCAGCATCATCAAGATGCGAGAAACCTACAGACATGAAAACTCCTAGTGGTGGCAAACCTTATGCCACTTTAATGCACGCTAGGTACTATGACCCTATTTCTTGGTCGCGTTTCTCAGGTAAAGGCTCAATTATTTCGTCTTCTGGAACGTAATCTAAGCGAACTGGTTCAATTATTTCAAACAGTATTTCTTCTGAATCTTCATTCTTCATAAGAAACTCCCACTTGGTTGTAATAATCTTCTAATGCACTAGCGTACTCTGGCATAAATTGTTTGGCAATTTTCAAGTTATGGTAAGCAAATTCTTTGCCGTGACCTTCATGTTTTCTTGTTACGCTGATTGTGTTGGCGTAATGAGCAATTTCATGCAAAATAACTGTTTCATTTTTGCTGTATTGTTTAGTAATTTCTATTGTGCTTTTGCCATTTTTTAAGACAAAATACCTACCAGAAGTACCTGTTCTATTTGTAAAGTGCTTAACTTCGGGTTGGTATAGCGCTGTTTTTGTATCAGCAACTTCAATCCCATAATTTTCTTTAAACCACTCGCTATTAATAACAGCAGAAGTGTAATTTCTAAGTCCTTTTATGCTTCCATCTAAATGTTTTTCGCCCAAATCAGACTCAATAAATTTATTTTTTTCTGATGCCCATTCGTAATACGCTTTAGTATATTCTTTGTATTCTTTTTTATAGTCAGCGTAAGTTTCAACTTTAGGGTCATAATTTGGCGCTACTGGGCGTTCCTGATAAACCTCTAAAGGCTTAGTTTGATTAGACGCTTGGTATTCGGCTTCGTAAACTTTATCTTGTTGAGTTTCTTTAACGCCTCTTTTTAGGTCTGCCATTTCTCTTAATGACAAACCAGAACCAGCATTTAGGCTAGTTGCTCCAGCCCATGAACCATGCGAACTTTGGTCATGCTGACCAGCCAAATGTTTTTGAACTGGTCGTTTTACAAATACTGTTAGTTTTTCTTCGCCTGAAGACTGCCCCAAATTTGCAGTGCGTACTCGTCTATTTCCTCGTCTGTCATTTCGGCTATGTTTTTCAACTCCACCATCTTGACTTCTTTTTTCGACAAGACCAGTCCCTCCTGTGTCTATTTCACTTAGGTTAGCAACGTCCCAGATTGCTTTCTGGTTACGCTCCCGACCTCTTCTTATTGCTTCAAACAATTCCTGAATGTTTTCAGAAACATCAAGATACACCTTACTATCATTTAGCCATGTGCCAAGATAGTTTCTTCCATTACCTAGGTCATTTTTATGGGTTTTCATGTAATCAGAAAGGATTTTTGGACCTTTAACTGGGTTACTAAAGTCAACTTCGTCCACAATTCTGCTGAACTCTGGTGGTTTTGCAACCATGTAACCAGTTGTAGGCATAGAACCATCAACCATGTTGATTGACAATCCGCCCCATTCTTGAGTAAATCTAACGATGTTAGAAGCCACTTCTGGATTTAACTTTGTAGACCAACTGCCATGGCTAGATTGGTCATGCTGACCAGCCTGATGCTTTTTCATTTCGGTTACAAGAATTCCCTTAATAACCGCTAATTCGAACTCAACCCATGCCTTCTTAAAGGTGTTGCTTTCCCCCATGCCAATTGGTTTAATGTCCATCGCTTTATTCCAAGCCCGAACAACATCAATTAATTCCATGTGAGTCATGTCAACGCGCAAAACAGGAATCTTTTCATCGCCATCATTTAAGGACATAAAGGCTGACGCCGCCCAGCGATGGTGTCCGTCAATCACAAAGTTGTCTGAAGAAACAACAATTCTGGCGCCGTCACCTTTTTTGTGACCGTTCTGATTTAGGTCACGGAGAATCTTTCCAGTTTTAGAAGCGGAGATTTCAGCCTGAATTGGGTGCAGGTCTTGGGGAGATACCTTTTCTCTTTTAACACCAATACCGCGCTTGGTCATTTCATCAAGGAACTCATCCTTGGCTCCGCTAGGAACTTGTGGCATCTGGTCTCGCTTAATACCTAAGTTGTCACGGGTAAATAACTTGGTTCCAACAATTTCAAGATTAGTTAGGTCTGGGTTGTCTTCACGGTCAGCCATTTTGTCTAGCAAAAACTCTGCATCGGCAGGAACTACTTTTCCAACTTCGCCTTTAATAACTTTGTCAATAGCATCTTGAACTGGGTATTTAAAATCAGATTTGTTGTTATTGCTTCGGTCTGTATCCCACGAACCATGGGTTGCTTGGTCGTGTTTTCCTTGACGGTGCTTGAGCAAAACGAACTCAGTGTCCTGTTGGATAGCAACAAGACGAGCGATTCGGTTAGCGCGTGACATGAAGATAGATTACCTCATGGCGATTGCTAACTACTGGTCAACTCGCTTCCACTGTCCTACCTTGGTGAACATATCCATAAGACCAATTTGAGTGCGAGTTCCATTTTTTAAAATAAGAAAACCTGTTATGGCGCCGTCTTTATCAATTGCGTCAAAAACGAACTGAGCGCCATCAGCCCTTACTGAAATTACTTGTCCTTTAATCATTTAATTCCCTTCTATTATGAATCATAACCAACAAATTCAATATCTGGAAATACTTTTGCAAAAGCATCCGCATCAAAATCCATGTTTCCGTAAGGAACGTAGATTTTTTCAACATCTTTTAGCGATACTCCGCCAAAAATTTGAGTTTCAAAATAACTTTTATCTGTAAAATCTTCTGCTCCGCTCCATTGCCATGGATAACCTCTGACCGTAATTTCAGATGCTTTCATGGCATCGCTGGTACTTGGAGTTTTATTTAATTTCATTGGAATAGTTCCAGTATTCAAAGAATCTCCGATAGTCATTGTTGACCTATCTTTAAGATAATCTTTTAAAACAAACCTAACTTCTCCGTATTGTGCAACTCCGTATGTAGTTACGCTTTCGTCAAAATCATCAATTGAAAGATAACCGTAAATTGGTCTTTCAGTATCGTTAACACTTACGGGAACTGATTGGCTTCTTGCTTCTCCACTTCTTCTTATTGTGGGGTTATAGTGCCCGTTTGATTTTGCAATTTCAAACTGTGTTTTAAATCTTGGGTCTCCAGATTCCATCATAATTCCAAAAGAATCAACGTCCATGGCGATACAAATTTTTCCATTTTCCATGGCGCTTACTACTTCTGGAAGAACATCATCTTCAAAACTTTTGTATGTATCTTCTTTTTTTATTTGAGAGTATGCGTCTATTTCGTCTTTTAATCTTTCTTGCATTGACCTGTATTGCAAATCTTTAGGTGTAATTGTGTCCCAACCAGACAAAACTAGAGAATCATCAACTGTTTTATCAACATATTCTGTAAAAAATTTACCAACTTCAGTTTCTTCAAAATAAATGTCATCAACATCTCTTGTAGATAATGTTTTAATAGCGTCTTGAAATCTTGAATCTAAAGTAAAATCACTTACATCTCCGTGCGCCCAACTGCCATGAGTGGACTGGTCGTGTTGACCAGCAAAGTGTTTTGTCAACTGCTTTTTGTTTACCATGTTTAGCAAAAAGGGTTCATCAGTAAAACTTGCTATTCCTTTAGGCATTAGGCATCGCACTTTCTACAATAGTTAATTCTTTCCAAATTGCTTCAACTTCTTCGAAAGACATTTCCAAATACCCTGTATTCACTTGATTTGGAATCAAGGCAACTTTTTTAAATCCCATGCTTTCCCAAAATGGTATGGCATCTGCCAGCGGAAGAAGTTGTAAACCAGTTTTATTGGTATAGGCATAATTGATTGCCTGTCCATAAAGCATACTTCCAGCCCCATCAACAATTCCAGTTGTTCCTAAATAATTAAGTTCTGTAATTGCTCCCATAGGGGTATCCCTACCTTCAATAGAAACCGCTATCGCCCCTGCGACATCTCCGTTTGCAGTTTTAAGAACTGAAATGTACGAATCGCCATCTGCGTAACCTGCTTCTCTGCCTATTTCAAATTCAAGGGCTTGTGAAGTCATTTGGAAACCCTCTGTAGTTAAAATGTCCTCAATGTCTACATCTTCTAATTGACTAGCAACTCTTGTAGCAATTTCTTCTAAATTTTCATAGATTTTCATTGTTGATACTGTTGTATTGTCTACTAAAAATTCTTGTGTTATGCCTTTATCTTTAAGACTTGCAGTCTTTTGCGAAATCTTTCCAGCAATACCAGTAGCCCAACTGCCATGCGTAGATTGGTCATGTTGCCCTGCTAGGTGCTTGGTTAGTGGCGGAACGACATAAACAGATTTTGCCTTTGTAACAATAAGACTTAACCCTTGAGCAGAGTCATAAACAAATCTTTCAACTCTAGGGGTCATTGAACTATCTCCACGTCTATGATTTTGCCACGGATTTGCGTTACTTTGAACTTGCTATCTCTTGGCAACATAAATTCTGACTCATCCCAGTATTCTCCATCCATAAAAGCATTAGGAAATAATCCTTTTGTTCCTTTAGGGAAATGATATTGCAAAACTATTCCTTGAAAATTTTGACTTTTTTCAGAACCAGCAAATTTAGTAGCAACTTTTGGATTTATTGTTGTAGAAACAAATCCTTTATCTTGAAAAGTATCTCCAACTTTTAATTTTTCAAAAAAGAAAGAACCCATAAGACCTTGATTTGCTACACCTCTATAAGCAAGCATTGGGTCTTTTAAAGGAGGTGCGTCATCTATAGCCTTGTCAATTGCTGAAATTTTATCTTGTATTTGCTCTTCTGAAATTTGTGGGTCTCGCAAAGCATCGTTTATTACTTTGTGTCCACTCTGTAAGTACCATGCCATTGCTCCACGCGAAGTTTTATTTTTGCTGGAGTCGTATCCTGCTTCTACTTGTTGGTACTCTATTTTTTTTAAAAGTTCTTCAAAAAGTTGTTCTTTATCAACATTACCTTCAAAATACGGGTCTCCATCTTTCGGGTAAAAGGTTTGAAACTCGTTAAATTTTTCCCAGTAATTTAATTCTGTAAAAACATCGCTAGACCAACTACCATGCGAACTCTGGTCGTGCTGACCTGCAAGGTGCTTTTCCATCTTGGCAAAAAAGTCTTCTGCCCTTTTACCTGCAAGAAGGTGGTCGTTGTAAGCCTTGGCTTCATCGGGAGTAAAGTCTCTTACCATGCGCCCATAACGGCGTGATTGAGTTGGAGTCATCATAATCCAAGCGTCCAATCTTGGTCTGCAACCGTAAGCATAGACCTATCTAAAATAACAAAATAGTCTTTTTTGTCGTCCTGTAACAAACCAGCATTGTAAACCTGAAAACCCTGCGCCGCTAAAATACGAGCAACATTTTGTTTATAGGTAGTTACATTAGGCCCATCATCATAATTAACCATTTCCATTGCGCTTTTTACTTGTTGCTGAGTTGGCATTTTAGCGTTTTTTGGTATGTGAATAGCCATAACTTTTCCATTGCCGTAGATATCTTCACTTTCGTCATAATCATTGGCATAAGAAGACGCTTCGTCTCCTCTTATTGTTGTGTAAGTACCAGTTCCAAATGCTCCCCAACCAGCGTAGTATTCACCTCTTTTGAATTGCTCAACAGCCTGTTCTGCTGTGTAAGTAATAACTGTTGCTGTGTAAGGCTCTGTTGTTGTTTCTAGTCTTCTCCACTCTGAAATACCTCTATAAACAATGGTTCCGCCCTCTGCTTCTTGCAATTGCTTTAATTCTGCAACTGTAGAAACTGTTTTAGGTTTTCCTGTAAATCCTTGACGTTCAGCAATAATTTTTAAACCATTATCGCCATAACGATGACCGTTTGCTATTTCTTTTTCGTTCATTTGCTCAATAACATCTTGAGTTTCTTTATTTACGCTTCCGTCTGGATTGTAAAAAAGTTTGTCTACATCAGCAGTTATGTCAACTCCAGCACCACCGCCAGCCCAACTTCCGTGAGTGCGTTGGTCGTGTTGTCCCGCTAAATGTTTTTGAACTCGTGGATAGTAAGACCATTCAAACAAAGAATTACCATCGGTGTAAATCTCATCAGCATTAACCGTATTAGTCAGAATTTCGTAATCATTATTTAAGTTGCTTTGACCGTGCTGTTCAGCATACTGACGGTCAATAGTTACCCAGTCGCCTACGTTAACTTGTCTTACACCCTTGGGAACTGCACGATAAATCTGCACCTTAGCATTTGGGTTTCCGCGCATTGAAGTAATAATTGAATGAACTCGTCTAGCCATCTCAGGCTCTCCGCCACCATAAATGCGAGCGCCATCAGCAGAATAAACATTATCTGGGTAAATAGCACCGCCACCTGTTAAATCATACGCTGGAGCATTTTCTTCTGGGTCTGGTGCGCGGTGAGACATTCGGTAATTGGTATTTACGCCATCACTACCAGTAGCCCATGAGCCATGAGTTTCTTGGTCGTGCTGACCTGCTTGGTGCTTGCGAATTGCTTCGCCAATGTCCTCTTCGTTAACAGTCAATTTATCAGCGTTGAATAACAAAATTTCTGAATTAATAATTGCCCCATCGTAACCTTTAGAAGCCAAATAAAGATTTCTAATGTCGGCTGGTGCCCATTTTTTCATTTTTATTTTATTTAAGTCTAAGAATTTACTACTTGTAGTTCCCCTTGTTCTTGCTGTGGGGTTTTCATAATCAAATTTAAAAGAATTATCCCATTCGGATTCTCCGCGAAGCATTTTTGCAGAGTCGTCAAGTTTCATGGAAATTATATCTCCATAATTTCTGGCAATACTCATTTTTTCGGTTACATAGATTCCTTGCCCGTAGGTTTGAAAGTCCGTGTATCTTATTTTTCCATCGAGAAGGCGTTGAGCGTCACGGGTTACATCTTGTACTCCTCGATAAACTGGAGTTCCAGCAACCTTAAAACTATCTGCAACTCTTGGCTTCATGCTTTTACCAAGTTTTTTAGCAATTTTTTGAAAAGCGTGCTCAACGGTGTCAGCGCTGTAAATTATTTCTCGAATTTCATCGTCTGTTAACTCACCAGCAGTTTCTCCAGCCCATGAACCGTGGGACTCTTGGTCGTGTTTGCCAGCCTGATGCTTTCGAATTGGCGGAAATACAAATACGGATTTCATCGAACAATCCCCGTTCGAATGTACTCGGCATCATTTAAACCCCTGTCAGGTGGCATTAGGAAAGCCGTACAACGACAGTGTGGATGAGCGGGTGGCATTAGTAGACCATTGGAGAAAGACTGGTTCCAGCGCACGCTCTCGCCTTCCATTGGGGCACAACGGTCACAAGGGGGAACTCCACCCATGGTTGCGGTAGCAGTTGTCCAAACTTTCTGAGCATTTGGGTCAACCCAGCCACCATCTGAAGCCTGTTGCCAAGCCAACTGGCGACCCCAGTTTTGAGCAATTTGAATCTCGGTACGAGCAATCATTGAAGAGCGTGCCTGTATCAAGCGCCTACGATAGGTCTCAGTGACCACCTCAGCCCTTTTGAGCGCTTTTTCGTGGGCTATGCCCTTATTCCTTAGACTCTCGTACTGGCGCGTGTAATAGCGGTCTACAGCCAATGCCCAACGTGGGTGCAAGCCAATAAATTGCCGAAGCCGTGAAGCCGTAAGGTCAACTGGAATCTGATTCTTAAATGATTCGCTGATTACGGTTCGAATAGCCGAGCGCATTGATTCATCAATTGCCGTGACTAAGCGTCCAGCCTGTTTGTCTGCAAAGTCATCGGCAAGAGGATTGTTTACATTGAAACGAAGTTTGGTATTTGGCTTACCTGTAATCGTAAATTCATTACCCCAAGATGGAGTAGCAGAAATTACTGGTTGGATTTCTTGAACTGTTGCTTTGCCAGAATTATTTATTACGGCAAGAATTCCCTGACGCAAAACTGTTTGTAATTCGCCAATACTTACACTGGTTAAAACTTTTGTTAAAACATCTGGTTGCAGATTGATAATTGCACGAGCCATTGCTTCAGCGTCAACGGTACGACCTAAGCGATAAAGAGAAGTCTTAATGATGTCGTAAAGTTGTTGTTCAGCCCCAGTGAACATTGGTTCCGAAGAAACACGGGGTCGGGCTTTGCGAACTATGTGTCCCACAGTTACCCCTAAGAAGCGTTATCCGAAGTTGTGTCTTCCTCGGTCATGTCATCTTCAGTGGTGTCTTCCATATCATCTTCTGGCATTTCTGCTGGCATACCGTCAACTGCACCAGTTGATTCTGCATCATGTTCTGCTGGAGGTAATCCACCCAACTGACGCAAGTAATCTTCAAGGTTAGGGTCAGTGACGATAATTCCAGCGTTAGCCAAGTTTGTGACGTAGTTGCTGATTTCGGTTAGGTCAATGTGTGCGACCTCGCCGTAAGTCAAAGTAGGTAGACGCGAAGCATCCATTCCGTTTAAGCGCATTAGGCGTGGAATTGCGTGCTGGTTAATAGTCTCAGCAATGTTCTTAGCAATTGCGTCAACTGCCATTGACCACAAATCCATCTTGGCGGTACCAAGTGAGAATGAACCAACCTGCTCGTGACCAAGCAAGATGAAGTCAGATAGAACCGACATCGAAATACGCTGGTCGTAGCGAGAGATAATTTTGTCTGTATCGAACTGACGATTGCCACCAGTGGAAAGCAATGTTAAGTCAAATAGTTTCTTACCTGATTCGTCATACTGAGCAGGGAAAACTACGCCTTCTTGCTCATTGCGCTTAATGTTCTGAACAATGTCAACGATGCTATTTAGAACTGCCTTTTGAGCATCTGTAGCGGTTGAAGATAAATACTCAGGTGGAACGTAGGCAACTGGAAGTCCAGCAAGGTCGCGCTCAATACCGATTGCTTCAATTTCTTCAACGCGCTTCTTGAAGTAGTAAGGGCGGTAAGCATTACGAAGTAGGGAACGACCTTCAGGGTTATTCTTAGTTGCCGTGGTGCGGAACAACAAAGCCTTTTCAATAGGAATTGTATGAGTGCCACCACCTGAAGGGTCATTCTGGGTCATGCCCTCGATGCCACCATCTTCAGCAATATGCCAGCGGGTTAAAGATTCTTGGCTACGGATAGCAAATTTGCGCCAACCAATTTTTCCATCTGTGTAGTTTGACTTGCGAGAACCATCTTTTTCTTCAGGTCCAATACGGCGCTTGTAAACAAGTTCGTGGAATGAGAAACCAAATGGAAGCATGGAAAGAATCGAAGAAAGTGTTGCATCCCATGAATCTGACATATCGTGTAGGCAGGATTCAATAAAGTCTGCTACTTCAGCATCTTCATCTTTTGGTGCACCTTCAGAATTGGGTTCTAGGTAGGGGTCAACTCGCCAATCAAGACGAACAATAACTTTTTCAATTGCATAAAGAATGGAACCGATAACTGGGTCATTGTCAGCCATTTCACGGTAAACGCGCTGACCATTTTGGGCGCGAAGGGCTACAAGGAACTCTTCATAAACCGTGCCACCTGCGTGACGCAGACCAGTAGAACCTAATTCAGATAGGTCTAATTTTTCTGCCATTTTTCCATCCTGCCAGCGAATACCACTGCATAATACTCTGGTATTCTTGCAATACTATCTGACAACTCGCGCTATTTAATGTACAGCGTGGCTTCAAAATTAAAGAATTTCCAAAACTTTATTCCCTTACCAAACCCAGCATCACGAGCCAAACGCTCATTTTCATCTGATGTGTTTAAACGCATAATGGAACGAAGGTCTTCTTCTTTGCTCAGAATCTCTTCAGCAGTAAAGTTTTTTCTCTTAAAGTCGTAATGAGCAAAGTTCATAAGGTCTTGCTCAACACCGTTATTTGCGTAAACCTTCTCAGCCCAAATAAACGCTCCCTTACTAATCAGGCTGTCGTGAATCTTGCACAATACGTCCAAACGGGATTCCCGTGGCATGAACTGGAGCGTGAAGATTGATAGCACCAAACTACTGGTTCCGTAATCGGTGAAAAACTCAATCGGGCAATCCAAGAAATGAGTTTTCTTTTCATCCCTTGGCAAAAGATTCTCAGCCTTGTCAATACCAATCTTCTGACCTGAGTGCTCAATCTCTTTCAATAACTTGCCAGTGGAACATCCAAGGTCAATGACATTCGTTTCTGGAACTACAAAAAACTTTGAAAGGCTTAATACCGAGTTGTAAAGCAAGTCATAATTTGGAATTGAACTGGCGATGTGGTCATCAAAGTTATCTATTGTCTCAAAAGAAAACATGGAGTCTTTTACCTATCTCTTCAACTACTGGGATTGTTATTGTGCGTCCAAGGCGCTCATACCTTACGTTATCTGAAACCAACGAGCCATCCTCGTAATGCTTAGTAAAGTCGTCTGGGAATCCCTGAAGTCTTTCACATTCAAGTGGGGTTAGTTTGCGGATTACAGTTTTATTTCCATCATCAAGAGCAACTCCGTGTCGGTCTTGAGCGGTTAGGGTAAACGCAGAATCACCATCATCTTTTATTCGGCGCCCATTCTGGCGCTTCTCATCACGGTTAACGGTTAGAACTGGTTTAACGGTTACATATGGGACGTTTCCACCACCTGTACCCATCTGCGCTAGAAGAGTAGGTGCAACTCCTCCGAATTGTCTAAAGGCTCCATCTCTTCGGCTCCACTGAGAGATTTGCGCTGTTTCTTCTGATTCGCTGTCTCTATCATCTTTTGAACCCGTTCTTCCGATAGGAAATACTTTGGGTCTGGGGTGTCCTCTAAGATTTGCGATAACGAAGATGCGTTCTCTGTGTTGTGGGACTCCGAAGTTTTCGCTGTTAAGCAACTCCCATTGACAGTCATACCCCATCTCATCCAAGACTCCGAGGATAACTGCGAAGGTTCGTCCTCCGTCATGGTTGAGTAATCCTTTGACGTTCTCAAAGAGGATGTATGGAATTCGTTTATCCCTAGCGAGCCTAAACATTTCAAAAGCAAGAGTTCCTCGCGTGTCTTCCAAGGAGAACCCTGTGCGTTTTCCTGCAACACTAAAAGTGGCGCAAGGAAATCCTCCACAAAGCAAATCTGCGTCTGGTAAGTCTCCAGCGGAAACATCTCTAATATCTCGTGGGTCTGGTGCGTGTCCGAACTGTCGTTCATAGATTCTCCTAGGGGCTGGCAAGATTTCATTTGCCCATACACATTCGTGACCAGTGTTTTCCAAGCCTAAACGGAAAGCACCAATGCCAGCAAATAACTCAATGAATTTCAATTAAATCTTTTCCACCTTTGTTGGAAATAGCGGTGGAGACCAACTGCTGAAGTTGTCAGGTCGCAATGCAATGCGAGCATCAGTCTCACCCCAGACGGTTAGGAGAATTTGCTCTCCGTCTTCAGTGTCAAAAAGAAACTGAACTCCGTCTGGGGCTACATCTAACTCATTCATTGTTCGCAGGTTCTATCAAGCCAAGTTCAATTAAAGCCTGAGCGGTTCGACCATAGTGACCTTGCAACTGCCAAGCCATTCCAGTGTCTATAAGTTCTTGAAACAACTCCATGATTTCTTCACTTGATAATTCACCAGATTCAAAATCAATCATCTTGGTTGCTAAAGTTTTCATTACGCACCTACCTTCTTAGATACTCGAACTTGACTAAATGGGATTCCATTTTCTTTTGCGAACTGTCGCTTTGCTTCGTTAGTTGCTTTGCGAGATTCACGGCGGTCTGCTTCTTCCATCAACCAAACAAAAGCGTCAAACAATTCTTGCTTTTCTTCTTGGTCAAGAAATTCTGCACAATAAGTTCCAAGCCAATAACCTGCTTGACGCAAACCATTAGGAGTAATCTTGCCTGACGCAATGATGCCTTCGTCAATACCAAGGTCTCCTACGGCTTCTGAATTAATGTCCATCTGACGATTTTCAGGCTTTGAATACCATTTCATTCTTGCTCTCCCTTTCCGCAACTTGGACAAACGTAATCGTCTCCGCAATTACCTCTACAGCAATCGCAAAACTCGTCAGTGTCAATTCCGACTATGTATTTTTTAAATTGCACGTTCAAGATTGTTCCGTGCTGGTTACAAACGGCAACCCATTTGCCACCTTCATCGTCTAAGCCCTCTTCAAGTGCTTTTCCAACATATGCTTTCATGGCAACTCCCTTCTATAGAAAGTGTACCACAACCACGGTTTAGATAAACCTATTTAGGGGAGCGTTTTTCGACTTCCCAATCATCGGGATAAATGCTCTCGTATAAGGATTTTTGGCGGTTCCGAGGTCTCAGGGCAACTGTCAGCCAAGTAACTGACCATATAAAGAAAGAAATCCATCCAATGACGGTGATGGTGTATTGGCGCCAATAAACGACACCAATAATCACCATCACCGCTAGGGCAACCCTAGTAATCATTAGAACGGAGGAATGTCGTCTTTGGCTTCGGCAATCCATGGGTCTCCTGCTGGGGCTGAAGAGGACGGCTTACCTTGACCTTTGAGAATTTTAACTGGGTCGCGTTTCAAATCAACACCAACATTGTAGGCAGTGACTTTCATTGTGCTTCCCTTAGTACCATCTTCTTTTTCCCAAGATTCCAATACGGCTTTTCCGTAAACCATAACTGGAGAACCCTTGGTTAAAGATTCTGATGCGTGCTCACCAATTTTGTCCCACGCTGTTACGCGCCATGGGGTTGCGTCTGTTGATTCCCATTCGCCAGCGAGATTCTTTTTTGATGTTGAAGTGATGACCGTAAATGAACAAACTGCTTTACCATCTTTTGTAAAACGAAGTTCTGGGTCGCTTGCTAGATTTCCTATTACTGTTATGTTTGCGCTCATTGTATCTATTCCTTTTTAGTGGGATTCTTCTTCTCTTTTTTTTGCACGTCTCTCTCGTGCTTTTATGGCTTCTGGCGTAGTTGAATAAATTGCAACTACTGGAAGTGGGATAATTCCACGTTCTTTTCTAAGAACTTTTCTTTGTGGAACTGTCGTACCTCCCCAGATACCATCAACTCTATACGCTAGTGCATAGTCCAGACATTCTTCTTTGTAATGGCAAGATTCACAAATCTGAATTGCAACACGGTTGGCGTATCGCAACGAGCCTTCTGGGAACCATGCTTCGGAATCTACTTGTGTGCAGGGCTGTGTGCCGTCAAAATCTGGATAAGGATGCAAAACTTATTCGTCATCCTCGTCAGCCAAGTAATCATCTAACTCAACTTGGGATTTTGCTAACAAACCAACGTGGTGCCAAGGCGGAGCCTTATCATCGGTAAGAGTCAGCGCGTAGTATTCACCATTTAAGTCAATCCATTCGCTAACTAATACCCATGCCGTTGGGATTGCTCCCTCTGGAAACATATTGGTCTGTATGTGACCGAGCATTGCGTCAACTGGCGTTTTATTTTCATTATTCGCCCTGATGGTTTTTCTATCTTCAGATTCCTGCTCGCTCATGGCGAACAGTTTATCTTTTAACCTTTCCCTTCTTGATTTTTAGGCATACAACACACCCAGTTTTTAAAAGAACTTTTAAATCCGATAGATTTCCGCATAAAGGACATCGGGTAATCCATCTTTCATCGGAGGTCATTATTTCCTTATGGGAATGGAATTGTGCCAGTTTCAATACCGCCCAAAATTCCTATTACTAGGAAAAACAAGGATATCTGCACAATCATTAAAAGGTTCTCGCCACGTCTAGTTAGTTTCATCCCTACTCCTCATGTCCACAGTTGCTACACGCTTTTATTGCCTTTTTATGACCGTGTGCTTGCGTCTCACGCCCGTAAACGAACTCAGGCAACACATACACCGAGCAACGGGTACGGCGCTCAGAAAGGCGCTCAATGGCTCCTACCTTATGGAGCACTGAAAGCAATGCTGTCGAGATTCCATGGTGCCCGAAATGAACATCCAACTCACGCCAAGTAATTCCTCGCTTGCCGAGATTTAGCAATTCTGAAAGTACAAACTGCTGGCGCTTGATTGTGATTCCAGATTTGTCTAAGTCCTCAGCCCGCTCACGCGAAGTTTCTGAACCTGACCATCCTGATGTTCCTGCATAAGGCAAGTAATTTCTTAAGTCATCAATGCTGGTCTGCATCTTCTTCCTCCCTAATTTGGTCTTGAGCCATCAACAAAAGTCCTAGTGCTTCATCTGCTGTAATGCCACCCTTTTCCCAGTTGTTGACAACAAACTGGACGTAACTAAATGGCAATGGAACGTGGTCATTCATTTATGCTCTCCTTAACGTATTGAACGGCAGTTTCCTTGTCGCGAAAAATCCGCGTCTTTGATAGTGGATGGTCAAACGAAAGAGTCTCGTTAACTTTTTCTGCTACCCAAAAGTTCACCCCACTTGGATGTCCGTGGGACGCAACCTTCCACCAGTTTTTAAACAGATAAACCTGTGGCTCTATGAAACTTTTAGTCTTCATTGTTGCTCCCTTCAATGTTGTCTAGTTGCTCAATCCATTTCAATACATCATCTGGATTCTTTGCGTATTCCTTGAGTGCATCACCTAGGTAATCAATTTCTAGGTATCCGAGAACCTTGCTTGCATTTTTAACAATTGGCTCACCAAAGTGCTCATCGCTGTAACCGATTAGGTCTAGAAACACTTGGTACGGAGTCCCAGTTTTGACGTCATAGTTTAACGACCAGTTAACTAGCGCTCGAACCTCCTCAGCATTTTTAGTTTCTTCATCTAGGAATTCCCAGACATCTTTTACTTTTTCTTGAATTTCCATTTTGATTAATCCAATCTGCTTGTCGAGTAGGCATCAATGCCGTTTTCTTTTAATGATTGAGCG